TTTAAGTCTAGGATATGACGATAAAGAGACCTTATACGAACCTGGTAAGAAGTTATCTATAAAAATTCCATTTGATTTTAATGGTAAAAGAATTAATATCTGCCCATACATTGTTCCATATTATAGCAAAAAAAGTTACATAGCAGCAGAATATAATTACTCAGTTTACTACGACAATCCAGAAGTAACCAAACAAAAAATTCTAAATTTAATCAAATACATTAAATATCCAGAACCAGGTAGAGTTGGTGATATTGGATGGGAAGCAGAATATCTTGTAGACCCCAGAGAATTTACTGCTGAAGAAAGAGCACGTATTGTTGTATCTAGTTTTAAAAAATTTAGAACCTTAATTTTAAAAGGTGAATGGTTGGACGGAATCAGAGCACAACCAGGTGATATTGTAGCATCTAAACCAATAGGAATTAAATTTGATATGGGATTTAATGAAGAATCGGAAAAAGAAGGAACTCTCCAAAGAAGCATACTTTCAAAAAAAGTATTCAGGTTTGGAGAGTTAAAAGAAGATGGAATGCAATATTCAATTATTGGAGAAGATTTAGATATGCATCCTATCTAACTTCAAAGTCCAACTTACGGACTTTCCTTTGCCTTCTACTTTCTTGCCAAGAAATATCATCAGAAGATAAGACTCCAATATTTTTATTTGGGGTCTTAGTACTTTCAATAATAATGACTTGACTAAGGTCATTTGCAAAAATAGTATCATTCTTAATAGATGTCATATTAGGACATCCACAAGAAATAGTTTTTGCAACATGAGCTTGCAGTTCTTTATTGCAAGATTTACAACGTATTAACATTTTATCAAACCATATATTAAATATGTATGGGCGAAGAGGGGATCGAACCCCCGACCGACTGGGTGTAAACCAGTAGCTCTACCGCTGAGCTATTCGCCCTTAATGAGTAGTGAGTGCCCACCACTCGCGGAAGACACTTTCCGCAAAAGCTTCACTTTCGTGAAGAGTCAATAGACACGCTATTGACATGTTTTTTGTTACTGGCGGGGGTGATCAAGTCCCCGACCTAAGCGAACTTAGGATTTAGTAAGGAAGACCCAGACATTTCTAGACCTTCCAACTGCCCAGCCTGGGATCGAACCAGGGACCAATCGATTAACAGTCGATAGCTCTACCGCTGAGCTACTAGGCATTATATTTTTTTATTTAATCACCTATAAATGTTATCACACTTATTTTAAATTGTCAAGTAGGTTTTTTTATTTAGAGTAAATCATCAATCTTAACTTTTTGATCAAAGCATAAACAATACCTTGGGGTTGACAAAGTATTATAAACCATATGAGTAGTATTTCCCCAAAAAAACATAAATTTATTATTTTCAAAATATTCACTAAATACTCCCTTTTGAGTATTCAATGCCAAAAATGCATACTCATCTTTAGATGATTGAACGTCTAATCCCCACAAACCCCTAATAGTGATGTAATCATCATCAGAAGGATCATTATCTACATGCCAGTCAATTGCTTTACCTGGATAAACAACACTAATACCAACCCTTTGTCTTAAACCAGACTGATAAGAAACATTAGTTAAAGTTGGTAGATATTCTGCATTATCGCTGTAAATAATATCTCTTTCATAATCTATATGAGCCTTGGTTTTGTAAACATGCTCATAGTAATGTCTATTCTGTTCAATATAATTATTATATTCAAGATATAATGCAGCAACTTGCCACCCATCATATGGGTTTGATTTTACAGACGTGTAATAATTATTACCTGCCCAATTTGTCCAAATAAGTTTATCCTTATTTTGATTAAACTCTTCAACAATTGATTGATAATTGTCAGAGAGGAGTTTAAGTTCAGGATTTATTTCTTCTAAAGAATAAAATCTTCCCATAATAGTATGAAATATCAGTAATGGATCTGGTGATATATGTAACATACTCAATTATTAGTTATGGAGAATAGCGGACTCGAACCGCTGACATCCTGCTTGCAAAGCAGGCGCTCTACCAACTGAGCTAATTCCCCTGGCGTCTCAGGCTGGACTCGAACCAGCGACCGACTGCTTAGAAGGCAGTTGCTCTATCCAACTGAGCTACTGAGACATAAGACAATTATACCAGTGATGGATTTAATTGTCAAGGTGGGCAGGGAGGGATTTGAACCCCCGTAGGCAGAGCCAGCGGATTTACAGTCCGCCTCCATTAACCACTCGGACACCTACCCATGTGGACACTGACCTGATGGTTACTCTTTCTGCGGAGGGAGGCGTCAGTTTTTTATATCCAAGCAAGCACCTTGCTGGAGTCCATGTGGTAATGATATCACTGTTTGGGGCAGTCGTCAACCCAGGGAGCACACAATCTCATTTCACCTCCAAGAACTGATTGGGCATAAGACCCATCTGGTGGTTTCTCTGAGTATCGTGGTTTAGGCATTCTAACCTTTCCATCGTCCCCTGTCAAGCGTTCATACTCTGCAATTGCTGCATCAACATCACGCTTAATTCTTCTTTCAAGTTTCTTATCATCCTTAATCACAAACTCATTAAGTATTGTGCCTGGAAAATATTTTCTTTGAATTTCGTCCAGTAAGTCCCAAAGACCAGTCTCAGAAACTCCTGTGCATTGTGAAAGTGCTGCAATAATAGAAGATAATACTATACCGATTATTGCGTATTGTTTTATGTCTGGTTTTTTCTTACCAAGATTAAAATTAACCCTCATTACATTCAAGATATTTTTGTATCACTTCATTATTTTTCTTTTGAACTTTCAAAAGTTCATCATAATCCATACCCAAGTAAGAGGCAAAACCTTTTAGATCTTCATGCCCAAAAGTATTTAAATTGGAAGTTATAGATTTGTCTTGTGTCATAACTTTTATTTAAATTAAATTACTAAAAAAGGGAGTTCTGTAGAACTCCCCAATATTTATTCAGTTTGTTAAACTTCTACCGTGATCAGTTTAGAAGCATAATCATGAGCATACGAAGTGCGAGCACCATGATGCCCCCAACCAATCCAACTATACGCATAGTCCATGTAACGATTGATGGACTTACCAGGAGTTTTCATCCTGTCCTCAATTCGTTGCCATTGAACCTCAGTCGTTAGATAACGAAGTTGCGTGTGAAGTGCTGATGGAGAACCACCATACCTCTTAGCAAAATCACCCAATCCATAATAACGATCGGCAGATGTCCATTGAATCAGTCCGTAACCGCGTCCGCAGTTACTCCAACTGGTTCTGCTACCACCTTCACAAATGTTAGGAACAAAAGTTGATTCCTGACGAATATTACCCATGATGGTAGCAAGGGCGTTTCTGTCTTTAACACCACGATCCTGGAAGTATGCCAGGGTAGCATTCTCATGTTCATTACACCCTTTACAAATAAGCCTTTTCTCTTTTGGCTTTGGTAATGCAACCTCGCGGATTGCTGTCTTCTGACCATCAACAAGATCAAATTCCTTAATAACGGAAAAGGGCGCTTGTCCTGGGACAGGAGGAGGCGGCCCTTGCATCTTGTAACTCTGGAATGGCAGTGTTGCCGTTGTGGTTGTAACCGATGCCAGAAGGGGCAGGGCTACTGTAAAGAAATTTTGCATTAACTCCGATTGAACTCTACATCCGTATAGAAAGGGGGTACACCCTTTTCTCAAAGGGCACTTTCCACGGCTCTAATTGTCACTTCACTTTCTCATAATGAGAAACCCGACACTTTTGGTATCGGGTTGTAACATAATATCACATATTTAGTTGTTTGTCAATTATTCAGGATTCTGATACCAACATTGTTTCACGAAACTCCTCATAAACCGCACAGGCATTAAGATAATCACCCATCTCTGCGAGATAATGAAGACGATCAATAATACTATCTTTAAGGTTTTCAGCTTGATCAATCATTTGATGTTCCATGAAAGTAGTCCTTCCTGTAGTAACGACCGAGTACATTGCTATTGTAGTACTTCGGTTCCCCAGTGTCAAGGGCCTCTATCAAAACATTATTTAAGAACAATTGTCTGGTTTCTTCGTAGTTACATTGTCCTTTTGTTTTATGGAGGCTAAGTATTGTTCGTGCAAATGACTCTTTCCCCCAAAGGTTAACATCGACTTTGAGCTCAGGACAGGAGCCGTAATACTTTTTCCAATCGGACTCCGACTTAGCTTTTCTAGATTTTCCTCTTGGTGTGCGGAAAGACCAGAAATACTTTCGACCAATATAACTACGACCAGTTTTATTGCAGTGAATATGATAAACAAAAC